GATGACTTAGTCGATAGTACAACTCAAGCTGTCATGAGATTTAGACAAGGAGGACTTTTAGGTCACCCAGAAGACTACAAGGATTCTCCTAAACCAATGGACTTTAAGGAGTACTATTAGTGAAGAACCCAACGCTAGTTAAAAACATGAAACATGTTAAATGGAAAGAAATACCCCCTCTCAAGGGACCAGCGCCTAGAGACTTGATTAAAGAAACAAAACAAGATAAACCTGAAAAATTGGAGAAAATAAATGGCAGAAATAGATAAGGGCCTTCCTAACGTAAGGCAAAGTGTAAAAATTCCTAGTCCAGATGAGCAAGTGGAGATTCAAACTGAAGTTCAAGAATCTATGCCATCACCTGAGAATACAGAGATTACAGAAAATGAAGATGGATCAGTTGAGGTTGATTTTGATCCTGGTGCCGTGTCACCAGAATCTGGCGACGATCACTATGCTAACTTAGCCGACTTATTACCAGATTCTATTTTAGAGCCAATCGGTTCAGAATTATACGCAAACTTTACGGACTACAAAGAGTCACGTAGAGAATGGGAAAGATCATACACGAAAGGATTAGATCTTTTAGGTTTTCAATTCGAACAAAGAACAAGACCTTTCCAAGGAGCTTCAGGTGCAACACATCCAGTGTTAGCTGAAGCCGTTACCCAATTTCAAGCGCAAGCTTATAAAGAATTACTTCCTGCTAATGGTCCTATTAGAACTCAGATTTTAGGTAAAGCTGATGTCATGAAACAAGACCAAGCACAAAGAGTTAAAGAATTTATGAACTTCCAAATTATGGATGTCATGAAAGAGTACGAACCTGAATTTGATCAGATGTTATTTTATCTACCACTTGCAGGTTCAACGTTTAAAAAAGTTTATTACGACGATTTACTGGGGCGAGCTGTATCAAAGTTCGTCACTGCAGATGACTTAGTGGTTCCGTATTCCGCTACCTCATTAGAGGATGCGGAAGCCATTTGTCATGTTTTAAAAATTTCAGCAAACGATCTTCGCAAGCAACAAGTATCTGGGTTCTATAGAGATATAGACTTAGGCAAACCGTATGCAGAAGAAACTGAACTGAAGAAAAAAGAACGAGAGCTTGAAGGAACTAGAGCAACAGGTTATCAAAAGAATAACCCAATCTATACATTAATAGAATGTCATGTTGATTTAGACCTAGAAGGCTTTGAAGATAGAGGCCAAGATGGAATGCCTACGGGGATCAAAATTCCATACATTGTTACAATCGACAATGGAACGCGAAAAGTTTTATCTATTAGAAGAAACTATAAAGTAGACGATCCAAAGAAAACTAAAGTTCAATATTTTGTCCATTTCAAATTTTTGCCTGGACTAGGATTTTATGGCTTTGGATTAATCCATATGATTGGCGGTCTAACAAGAGCAGCAACGTCTGCGCTTCGTCAACTCATAGATGCAGGTACACTCTCCAATTTACCTTCAGGATTCAAACAGAGAGGGATCAGAGTTAGAGATGATGCCCAATCACTTCAACCAGGAGAATGGCGAGATGTCGATGCTCCGGGTGGAAATCTAAAAGATGCTTTTATGAATTTGCCGTACAAAGAACCATCACAGACTTTATTACATTTGATGGGTGTTTGTGTACAGGCAGGACAAAGATTCGCGTCCATTGCTGACATGCAGGTCGGGGACGGGAACCAACAGGCCGCTGTTGGTACGACCGTAGCTCTTTTAGAACGTGGTTCGAGGGTGATGTCAGCAATCCATAAGCGATTGTATGCATCGATGAAAAATGAATTTGTTTTATTATCGAATGTATTTTCAACTTACTTACCACCCGTTTATCCATACGACGTTGTCGGTGGAGAGAGACAAATTAAACAAACAGATTTTGATGATAGAATTGATATTCTTCCTGTTGCTGATCCAAATATATTTTCTGCAACACAAAGAGTTTCTATCGCACAGACAGAATTACAATTAGCACAATCGAATCCGCAGATGCATAACATGTATGAAGCGTATCGAGATATGTATGAGGCTATTGGAGTAAAAAATATTGATCAAATACTTCCACCGCCTCCACAACCACAACCAAAGAACCCAGCATTAGAGCATATTGATGCAATTGGTGGAAAACCTTTCCAAGCTTTTACTGGACAAGACCATCGAGCACACATTGCAGCGCATATTGCGTTTATGGCAACTAATATGGCGAAGAATAACCCTGTTATTATGGCTTCTTTGGAAAAAAACATCTTTGAACACATCGCTTTAATGGCAGATGAGCAAGTTCAACTAGAATTTAAAGACAAAATTGAAAGAATGCAGCAAATTCAGCAAGATTTAGCGCAAAATCCGCAAATTCAACAACAAATGCAAATGAATCCACAATTACAACAAGGTATGAAGCAAGAAGCGGACAATTTAGCCATTGAAATCGAAGCTCGTAAGGCTGTTTTGATCGCAGAAATGACTGAAGACTTCTTAAACGAAGAGAAAAAGGTCAGTGGCGACTTTGGTAACGATCCAATCGCTAAATTAAGAGCTAGAGAGCTAGATTTGAAGGCTCAAGACAATTTAAGAAAACAAAAAGAGGATGAAGCTCGAATTAATTTAGATAAATCCAAAATGTTGATGAATAGAGATATTCAAGAAGATAAAATGGAACAAAACGAAGATTTAGCGTTATTAAGAGCCGCAACTTCAATTGAAAAACAAAAAATGTCTAATCGTGCAAAAGCAAAGTCTGATGCAACGAAAAGATTCGATGTTAAGAAATTAAAAGGCCCAAGAAGCTAATGTCTAGCTTAACAGATCAATATACAAAAAATTGGAGTGCATCAAAAAGAAAAGCATTCGAAAAACGTGTATCTGAAAATCTTGGTAACATGTCAGAGCTATCTGCAATACAATTAGTGTTAGCAGAGATGCGAGCCGGAAATAAAAAAGGAGGTCATGTAGATAAGCCATTAGGGTCGGGAGGCAAGAAGTAATGCCATTTCAATCTGAAAAGCAGAGAAGATATCTACATGCTAACCATCCTGAAATAGCGAAGCGTTGGGAAGAAGAGTATGCAACGGGTGGAATCGCAAATCATTTTAAATTTAAAAATGGTGGTAACGCTACAAAAAATATTAAAGGTCAACCACACATGTTGGCTTACATCACACCTGGAGAAGCTAAGACTTTAGAAAATTTAGGTGGACAAAAAACAATGACTAAAGAAGGAATTCCTGCTTATCCACCAAGTGAGAATTATGGTGGCAGCTGGGGAGGAAGTTCAAATAACAATGACAACCAAGGTTCTGATCACAGTCATTCAAGATTTGAACCAGGCTCTGGATACTATGGAGAAACCGTGACAACTTCAGCTCCAAAAGACGATGGCCACAAAGACCCTATTTTAAATATGGTGGATAAAACGAAAATTCCAGGTACTACAGAATGGAGTGAGGAAGAAAAAACTGATTATATAGAAATTCCAGAACGTAAATCTCCTTTAACTGGAGAGATTAGACCAAAACAACTAGTAACATTAGCAAAAGCTAAACAGCTTGCCAAAATAGACAAACATGTTGATGAAATAGCAGGATCTTGGACAAACCCCACGGAATTTTTTGTTGCCAAGCAAATTGCCAATTTTGTGAAAAATAAAGCACCTTTTGGATTTTTACTTCCTACCATTTATCCAAAAGTGAATATACATGGAAAAGTAATTAAAGATCAGGTGACAGGTTCGGACTTAGGGCATTTCCAAGGAGATGAATGGGATCATTTATGGACTAAGAAAAAAGAGGACGACACTGGAGACGAGGGACCAACTCCTCTTCCTGTAGTTATAGACGAGATGGCAGATGCCACAGGAGAAATTGACATGTTTGATGCATGGGGTGAGATTAAAAGAAAACAAGCATTACGTGCTGGTTTATTCGCAGATGAAGATCAAGCTAAAGTAGGCGAATGGGTAGGAGATCAAAGACTACTTGTAAATAGTGGTGGAC